TCAGCGTCCGAGATGTATTCGATGTGCCTGATGATGCCGTCGAAGATCTCCGCGACCTCGATGTCGGCGTCGTCGTTGGCCGGGATGACCTTGCCCGAGGGGCGGTTCTGCCGCTGGTCGTTGGTGACGCTGCGAACGTGCGCGGGCAGCTTGTTGATGGTCAGGCAGGGCCGGGCGTTGATCGTCTGGCCCTGCACCGAGCCTCGGGTCGCCAGCACATCGGCGGGCCACTGCCAGTGGTTGTCGGGCGAGCCTGCCATGAACCTCAGGTCGTCAAGCTCATCAGCGCGAGAGTCGTTGAAGGCCGACAGGCCCATCTGGAGGCGCGAGCGCATCGTCGCCAGCCGGTCGTCGTTCTTCTTGTCGCCTTTACCCGGCCCACCGCCGATGTTGGCGACGTAACCGGGGGTGCCCATTTCGCTCATTTCTTCTTGGCCGGTGCTGCTGCACGTTTGACCGAGTAAGCGATGGCGACTGCCTGCTTGACCGGCTTACCGGCAGCGACTTCCGCTTTCACGTTCTTGCGGAAGGCTTCGGGCGATTTTGACTTGACCAATGGCATTTTAGCTACCCATCCATGAGGTTGTTGTGCTGCCCGACTGCGCGTTGACCCGTTTGGGCTTGAAAGTGGACTGCCGCGAGGCAACCGGGTACGCAAAAGTGACCGCAATCGCATCGGCAGCGTCGGGGGAAGCCAATCCGCGTGCTTTCATGTCTTTTTTCGACTCCAAGTACACCGTTCCGCTGCTGTCGGGCTTCGATTTAGGGCCTGTCAGGTCGCTTTTGAGCGCCCTGTCGGTCGGAAGATAGGCTGTTTTGAGCCAATCCTTCATTGTGCCCCAAAGTTCTGCCCGTTTGTTCCCATACATGACAGGGTTTTTGGCCTTCCAGCCAAAATTGACCCCCCGCACCTTGTATCGCTGCTCGACCAGCCTGTCAAGAATGCCATATCCAAGACCACCCTCGTCGATCACGGTCAGCGCGGGCTTGAACTCCTCGATGGCGTCAATGACGTGCCCCACAACGGTCATAGTGTCATCGCCGTGGTAGCGTTTGATCGAGATAATGTCCCGGCCTTGGCGCGCAACGATCACCGTCGAGTCGGCTCCACCTCGGGCGGGGTCAACACCCAGCACGACAGGCGCGCTCAAGTCCTTGTACGGGGGCCGCAGGAACGCAAGCTCGACCGTCGCCGGGCTGATGAACTGATCATCCCCCTGCGCCGGGAACTCACCGTAGACCTCGACCTTGGCCTGAATGCTTTGCTCGCCATACTCGGCGATGATCTGCTCGTAGACCGCCTTGTCGGTGTCCTCGACTGTGCGGGCGTCAATGTTGTCGGTCTGCCAGAACGCCCGTTTGGCGTGGAAGCACTCGTAGAAGTACCCGGTGTTGCGCCTCGGGTTGCTGAACGCCGCCCAGAACCTGTGCGGCGTGTTCTCGGTAAAAAACCCCTGCGCTACGTCCCAGATAGCGTCAGGTATGCCGCTTGCCTCATCGAAGATCAGGAACACGCCGTCCATGTTGTGCAGGCCAGCGTAAGCGTCCGGGTTCTCCTCCGACCACAGTCGGCCCTCTGCGCCCCAGAACCGCGTACCCTTCTGTAGGTCGCGCTCGACCAGTTCAGTCAACCACTTGGCAGGCATTACCCGGGTGGCGCTCATCTCCCACCAGTGGGCGTTCAGCAGCATCGCGGCCCACTTGGTGATCTCGCCCCATGTGATCGAGCGCAACTGCGCCTCGCTGTTGGCGCTGACGATGGCGGTTGCGCCGATGCGCGTGGTGATGAACCACAACACCAGCCAACTGACCAATGCCGACTTGCCAATGCCTCGCCCCGAGGCGATAGCGGCGCGCATGACCGCGTACGGGTCTTTGTTTGCCTTGATGTGTTCCGCGATCTCGCGCAACTTCTTGCGCTGCCACTTGCGCGGGCCTGACTTGTTTGCCAGAGGGGTTCCCGGCTGACCCCACGGGAACGCAAACATCACAAATGCTTCCGGGTCGTCTTTGATCTTGGGAGACCTAAGACGACTCATCAGCAACTGCTCATCGGATGCGCTGTACTTCGGTGTCTGCATCGATTACAACTTGTTGGGTCTGCGCGCTTACGCGCCCTTCAGCTTGCTGTAGCGCGGCGACGATGCTGATGCCCATATCGACTTGTACCTGCTGCTTGGCGACCCAGCCGTGGGCGTGCTTCAGCACCTCCAGCGCCGCCTTGGAGTCACCCGCGTCCATCGCTGCGTGCAAAACGTTGGAGGCGCGCAGTTCGCCGTGGGCGCGGCCCATCTCCTCGGCATTCAGCGCCACCGGATCTCGGGCACACAGTTGCTTGTACTCATCCGGGTGCATTCCCGCAGCCCACGCAAGCGAGTTACCTTTCAGACCGCGTGCGGCGCAGTCGTAGATTTTCTTGAGCCGCGCTTCTGTGGCTACTAGCGTGCGAATGGAGAGGGGTAGAGATTCCATCGCGTGAGCTTATATCAAAAAATAAAAATTGTCTGCGGGCGCGGAGCCTGCAAAAAATAAAAATTGTCTGCGGGCCCTCCTGCAATTTTAGGCCAGCGCGTCGGCCCTACCCGGGGGCCTCGCCGCGCAAGCCGTCAGCCGACGGCACGCGACCCCTTAGCCGCCAGCCGACGCGACCCCTTTGCTGCTGCGCGTGCGACCCCTTTGCTGCGACCCTTTTGCTGGGGCGATGCGACCCTTTTGTTTTGCCATGCTGCGCCGCAGCAAGGCGACCCCTTTGCGACTCCGGCGGGCGAGGGAACAGGCGACCCCTTGTCGGTTGCGCCGACTGGGCGAACGGGGCGATAGCCGAAAACCATCAGCCACGGGCGTCCGATAGGGGCAAAGAAAAAGGCTATGGGAACGTGTGTTCCGATAGCCTTGCCGATGTCGGCAAGGCTACACGAAAAGGGGTCGGGATGCAAGCGCCGCGAGCGCCCCGACCGGGGCAATAAGTTAGTGTGTGCTTACTTGGCCGCTATTGAGGGTGACATAACGTGACACAATTGCTAAGTCCTTGATTTATAACGATATTGTTTTTTATGCACCAAAATAGTGATTTCGCGTTCTAAGGCACCGCCACGCCTCTGCTTTTATTTTTTGGTGTCACGCATCATGTGACGACGGAAATCGATCCTGAGCCGTTCTGATCGATTCTAGAGGGTCATCCTTTTGGGCTAGAATCACAGAGTCTGTGACACTGGCACAGTCTTTGCTACGCGTGCGGGCGGGCGCGCTCTTGGATCAGCGGCGCGGCGGGGCGAACGGGGCGCGCCCCGCGCAAGTCGATGGCGCGCTCGCCTGCCCGGCTCGGGGCTGTCTGCGCGCGTCACGGGGCGAAACGGGGCGGTCAGGGCGGTCGCAGGGCGATTTGACCGCCCCGCGAAGATCGGCTATCCATGCGGGTCTCCGGGCGTTTTGCGCCCACGGGGCGAACGGGGCGGTCTTTTCGGAAGTCGGTCAGCCTGTATAATTACTACTGTATATATATACAGTAATGTTTTACTAAACCAACATCACACCGCCCCGTTCGCCCCGCCACGCCTTTTGCCTTACGAATCATGCACTTAGCACCCACCCCGCCAGCACCCCGCCCGCACCCCTCCCCCGCCCCCGTTTCAAAATCAGTAAAAAAGCACTTGCACACTGCTACACAATTTGAGACTATCTGTTTCAGGGCAGCGCGCCGCGCCGCCGACCACAGGAGAGAAACAGATGAACAAGGCATTATCCGACGCGGTTCGCCTGAGCCTTACCAGCAAACTCGGCTGCTATAGCTGGAGTCTTCAAGCGCTCGACACTTGCCCCGGCAGCAAAGACGACACCGGCGCATTGGTGCCCGCCTGTGCGGGCTGTTACGCCACGACGGGCAACTATCGGTTTCCGAACGTCATCGCCCCACGCGAACACAATCGGATCGATTGGACGCGCGACGGCTGGGTTGACGACATGGTCGCGGCGCTTGATGGCGAAACACACTTTCGCTGGTTCGACTCGGGCGATATGTACGCGCTCGGGCTGGCGAAGAAAATGCTCGCAGTCATGATCCGTACGCCGTGGTGCTTGCATTGGCTCCCGACCCGTATGCACAAGTTCGGCAAGTTCGCCGACATCATCGCGCTGATGATGGCACTGCCCAATGTCATGGTCCGTCCGTCGTCCGACGCGGTCGATGGCACGTTCACGCCCGGTGTACATGGTTCGACCATCATCCCGAGCGCCGACGACGCGCCCAACGGCGTAACCGTCTGCGAGGCTTACAGCCGCGACGGCAAGTGTGGTGCTTGCCGTGCGTGCTGGGACAAGTCGGTCCCTGTCATCGCCTACCCGGCGCACGGAAAGAAGATGGCGAAGGTTATTCGTCTGGCCCTTGCAGCCTGAGAATCCAGCCGTTAGCCCGCACGGGCTGACGGATGCACTCTCGCATCACCACACAGGGAGAATCAAAATGACTCACGGAATCACTCAGCGCGCCGATGGCGTTTTCGAGTTCGCGTACCGCGCGAGCCATGGCAGCACATGGCACGGTCACGGGCAGGCTTTGCCCGATGACGCATCGGACGATCACTGGCTTGAGAAGTCGGGAATGCTCTGGACAGTCAAGCGCTCGAAAGTCCGGTACGCGACCGCCCACGGCATGGACGCGGCCGATATGCTCGAAATGCCC